AAAGCAGATAAAAACAATGCGAGATCATTTTCTAAGTACCGAGTACTTGGTGATGATGTTGTGATTGGCTGCGCTCTTACAGCTGCGGAGTACCTGAACAGTACTAAGCTGCTCCAGATCCCAATCTCTTTACCGAAGACTGTTACAGGCAAATTGTTTATATTTGCCTCACAGATCTACCTGAATGGGGTTTCTGTCTCACCCTCTTCCGTAAAGGAAGAGTTAGGAGTCAGATCCTTCACACAGCGGTTGGAAATGGCTCTTAGAGCTGTCTCTAGAGGCTGGATTTCGTCGAAACCGACGATTTCCCGTTTTCTCAGACATCTGCTAACTCGGAAACTCTACAAGAGTTCCGTGAAAGCATTTGTCAAAGGAAAGTTGGGACGAGCGGCCCAGGCTGCTATGATCAGTGCCTTTGGAGTTGGAGAGCGTGTTCTACAAGCTCTCAAACTGCAAGGGTCCCAGATGATGCCGTTCTTACTTGCTCTGCAAGATAAGGTCACGGCGTTAGTGGGAGATCCTAACAGACTAGACCAGGGGACATTGGCGTATATAAAAGACGCCGAGCTCATTTTAGCTACTGCAATGGTACAGCGTGTACGTTGCTTAGCTAAGGAGAGACTCGACTCTCTTATAGCTGCCGGTGTGAACTGGTCCGAGTGGGTCTGGAACATGGAGTCAGAGGGGGTCTTACCATACGGTGCTAAGCACACATGGGGACCTCCAATGCTCTTATTTCCAAACCCCACATTGTACCAGCGCCTCCATGACCGAGCTCTCTGGCCTATACTATTGGACAGTTACGAACTGTTCTTTGGTGTTCAGTCAGAGGGGTCGTATAGCGCGGATTATACCGACGCTATAAACGACGATCTCGGCATGGGGGAGGAAGACCTAGGTATGGGCATGACCTTTACCGCAGATCCAGCATCTGCACACATCACAACAGGTGGTTGGTCTCTCCAGACGCCAATTCTTTGGAAGAAGGCCTCTGGGGTCGTCGACCGTCTTGATGAGATCCTCAGGTACCTCGTAAGAGGAGAGGATCTTGAGCGGGTCAATGGACCTACTCATCTAGTAGACGAAGCTATTCAGATCTTATCTGATATTCCTCGTGTACCAGACTTCACCGGAATGGAATCTCTGATTCCAAACCGGGATCCGAAGAGTGTTGATGCTCTTCGGGCCTGGGTGAGACAAGTTCGAGACTTTGAGACAACATTACGTTACCTTCCGTTGGCTTCTCTGAAGCCCGCAGAAAGAACGTTTGCTGACTTAGAGCCCGAGCTTGAGGCAGTGTTGGACCTCTCTCCATTAAGACTCCCAACGTCCGGATCGATGATAGGAAACAAGGTTCCTACCCCGACCAGTTAGTCGAAAGACGAAAGGGGGAAAAGGTCCTACTGGCTTGTGCTTGCTCTGCGAGCGGTTTGGTTCAAATCCAGACCTAGGACCCC